ATGAGTATCGATCAACTTTGCATGAAACAAGAGTGTTGGGCATTGGAGATGCTTGGTAGGGTTGGCGCTTTAACGCAGTGCCCTCATCATGAGGGCACTTATGTTGATGAGGGCATAGAAGAGTCCGACATCTACAAATACGCAGCCGGAGCTTATAAAAAAAGCAACGGTAGTCATCTATTCGAAAGCTTTAAAGAGATGGCTGATGCTGTTAAAAGCGCATACGAAGAACACGGTGGAAATGATGTTTGCCCGCAGTGCTTTAAACGCGTGGACGACTAACTCATTGGCCTCTCCGGAGGCCTTTCTCTTCAGTTGATTTTGTTGAATCAACCGTCCATACTTTCTTTGCTGATGGTCTGAACACCCATTGGTGACTTCTGCGCATTTAAGGGGACTTAAATGCGACCACAATCTGAACTCCTCACATTGTCACAGATGCAGAAATGCACCTGCGATTTTCTGCATTCTGCGGTTTCCGTTAAGGAGGCCGTATGACTCTGCCAGTAGACGGTATCAAACTCCATCGTGGCAACTTCGCGGCCATCGGCCAGCAGATTCAGCCATTGCTGGATGCCGGGCAGTGCTTCCGCCTGCAGGTTAAGCCGTGGCGAGAGAAGCGCAGCCTGTCACAGAACGCGCTCAGCCACATGTGGTACACGGAAATCAGCGAGTACCTCATCGCCCGCGGCAAGACCTTCGCTACGCCTGAGTGGGTCAAAGACGCGATGAAGCACACCTATCTCGGCTACGAAAGCAAAGACCGTGTAGACGTCGTGTCCGGCGAGGTCACCACCGTCCAATCCCTCCGCCATACGTCTGATCTGGAAACTGGCGAAATGTACATCTTCCTGTGCAAGGTCGAAGCCTGGGCGATGAATATCGGCTGCCACCTGACCATTCCGCAGAGCTGTGAATACCAGCAGCTGCGCGATAAGCAGGAGGCCTGATGTCTACTCCACTTTCCCGCATCATCACAAACGAAATATTCCGCGTTCCTGCGCGCCGCCAGCGTAAGCCTGCGGTTAAGCCGTCCGACATCCCGACACTGAAGGGCTACACCGCCCGTCTGGTGGATCAGAAATGGCTGCGTCTCGCGGCGAGGAGAAAATCTGCATGAGCATGTATCAACGCATTAATGGCGCTGAATGGCGCAATATTTTCGTCGTCGGCGATCTGCATGGGTGCTACACGCTGCTGATGAATGAGCTCGAAAAAGTTTCGTTCGACCCTGCGTGTGATTTGCTGATTTCGGTTGGAGACCTTGTTGACCGCGGCGCGGAAAACGTCGAGTGCCTGGAGTTGATTACTATGCCTTGGCTCCGGGCTGTGCGAGGAAACCATGAGCAGATGATGATTGATGGGCTGTCGGAGTATGGAAACGTCAATCACTGGCTGGTAAATGGTGGCGGTTGGTTCTTCAATCTCGACTATGACAAAGAAGTGCTGGCTAAGGCTCTGGTTCACAAAGCGGCTGAGTTACCACTCATCATCGAGTTGGTTACCTCCGATCGAAAAATAGTCATCTGTCACGCTGACTACCCGCACAACGAATATGAATTTGATAAGCCAGTGCCGAAAGAAATGGTCATCTGGAATCGTGAGCGGGTTAGCGACGCTCAGGACGGCATTGTCTCGCCGATATCCGGTGCTGATCTGTTTATCTTCGGACACACCCCAGCGCGCCAGCCCCTGAAGTATGCCAACCAGATGTACATCGATACCGGTGCCGTGTTCTGCGGAAACCTCACGCTGGTACAGGTTCAAGGTGGTGCCCATGCGTAAACCATCCCGCCGTAAGTGCAAAGTATGCGGTGAATACTTCGTGCCGAAATTCCACGACATCCGGATCCGCTGGTGCTGTCCGGAGCACGGCGCAATCCTCGCGATGGAGGAGCGCGAAAAGGAGAAGGTTAAAGCCGCGGCTAAGCGCATCAAGGAGCGCAAAGAGAAAGAGCGCGCGGAACGCCGGGATCTGAAAGCGAGAAAGGTGGCGCTAAAAACGAAACCGCAGTGGAGATCGGAAGCGCAGGCGGCATTCAACCGGTACGTCCGTCTGAGGGATGCAGGTAAGCCGTGCATCAGCTGCGGCAGGCTGCCAGAGCAGAAGTTTGGCGGAACCATGGACTGCGGACACTATCGCACCCGTGGCGCTGCCGCGCATCTGGCTTTCAACCTTCACAATACCGCTGCCCAGTGTGTCTATTGCAACCGGGATCGGGACGGCGCGCAAAAGGCATTTGAACAGGGCCTTATCGAGCGCATCGGTGCCGAAAAAGTTGAGGCGATAAACAACGATAACTCCGTCCGCCGGTTCGACATCCAATACCTGCAACGCATCAAATCCATTTTCACCCGTAAAGCCCGCGCGCTGGAGAAGCGCCGCGCCCGTCAACAGGAGGCAGCATGATAAAGCCAGTTTTCGGCATAGGTGGCCCGCTGACGGACGCCGATTTTAACGCTATCAGGATGAGCAAGAGGCAGGCACAACACGCGGCTGACAGGCTAGCAAGGAAGACGGTATCTGATGGGCTATCCACTTACGCAAAAGGATTCGTATTTGATGCAGGTGAGCATTACCGAATTTCTGTGTGCGTAACTAGGCCGAGGGCGATTTGATGACCAGTGACCAGATAGCCAGATACCAGGCCGAAAGCGTTAAGCGCGCCAGTCTGCCGCCAATAGCAAAGCACAGCCAGACCAAAACCAACCAGCCAAAGAAGGAGGCCGCATGAAACTGGAATTAACCAACGAGCAGCATCAGTGGATTGATCAGTGGCTCCAGTTGTGGGGTGCATGGTCGCAGACCGGGAAGATAGACAAGGCGATGATCAACATGATTGCCAAGTTTATGGCGACCGTCGAACCGCAGCAGGCATCTCGCCCGGTATGTAGCGACGACGACGGTATGCTGATTGACGCAGTGCTGCGCCATTACCTGAAAAATATCGACGAGAACGCCTGGCGTGTTGTCTTCGCCTATTACGTCTGCAACTCCAGTGAGATCCGCATCGCCAGCTGGCAGCACGCTGTGAGCAAACCTCGAGTGATGAAGACGCGTGGCGGGAATCAGTATAAGCACCCGAGCATATCCACCATACGCCGGGAGGTGAAGGAAACACTTAACGCGGCACTGTTCTGCCTGTATCAACCGCTGCAAAATGCCTTTATCAGCCGCGATAATGTGAACAAAGTTGCAAAAAATGTTCACAACGTGCTTGCTTTTCAATGAACAAATGAGCAGAATAATTCGTATATGTTGCCATTGTTGTGTGTGACATGAATGAATAACCAGCCTCGCCATCGTGCGGGGCTTTTTTATTGGCTGATTTAGCTCAGTAGGTAGAGCGCCTGCCTTGTAAGCAGGATGTCGGCGGTTCAACTCCGTCAATCAGCACCAGAATCCCGCCAGCTGGGATAGGCCGTAGAGCCGACATTGCCTTACCCTCATCTTCCCGGCCTGTCGCCGGGTTTTTTATTCAGGCCGCAGACAATCACTTTCAGATGCCCCGTAGCTATCGTGTTTGACGGCCTTTCCCACTACACGAACAGCACCCGCTAACTACGCGAGGTGAGAGCATGTATCGCATGGAAAAAATAACCACTGGTGCTGCCTATGGCGCTTCAGCCGGGAGCATCCTAAACGGCATGCTTAATGCCTACAGCCCCGAGCAGTGGAACGCTATCGGCGTGCTGGTGGGTATCATCATTGCCGTACTGACGTATCTGACGAATCTCTATTTCAAGATCCGCGAAGACAACCGCCGCAGCAGGAGCCGAGATGAACCCAACGTTGAGGAATAAGCTGGTGGGTGCCATTGTTGGCGGATCCGGAGCCATCACCATTGCTGCAGTAATGCTGGGCAATGCCGATGGGCTGGAAGGACGGCGCTATTACGCCTATCAGGATGTGGTCGGCGTCTGGACTGTTTGCGATGGGCACACCGGAGCGGACATTCGCCGCGGTCACCGATACACCGACAAAGAGTGCGACAACATGCTGAAGGCCGATCTGCGAAAGGTGGCAAATGCTATCGACCCGCTGATCAAGGTTCGCATTCCTGAGCCAACCCGCGCCGCGCTTTACTCCTTCACCTATAACGTTGGCTCTGGTGCTTTTGCCAGCTCGACGCTGCTGAAGAAGCTGAACGCCGGAGACGTGCCGGGGGCATGCAAAGAACTGCAACGCTGGACGTATGCCGGTGGCAAGCAGTGGAAGGGACTGATAACCCGGCGCGAGATTGAGCGCGAAGTTTGCGAGTGGGGCCAGAAATGAGCCGATTAACAGCAATCATCTGTGCTGTCGTTATCTGCCTGCTCGTTTCCATGGCCTGGGCGATTAACCACTACCGCGACAACGCCATCGCTTATAAAGACCAGCGCGATAAAGCCACTGAGAAACTCAGCCTGGCTAACACCACCATAAAAGACATGCAGGCCCGCCAGCGTGATGTCGCTGCACTGGATGCCAAATACACCGGAGAACTAGCTGATGCGAAAGAAACCATTGAGCGTCTGCATAGCGATGTCATTGCTGGCCGTAAGCGGCTGCAGCTCAACGCAAACTGTCCCGCGAACGGAACGACCGGCTCCAGCGGCATGGGCGATGCTTCCGGCCCCCGACTTACTGACTCCGCTGAACGGGATTATTTCACCCTCAGAGAAAGAATCGCCACAGTGATGAAGCAGGTTGGCTATCTTCAGGAATATCTAAGCACTCAGTGCTTGAAGTAAAGGTTTTCTTAATAGTTGCATCTGGTTGTATTGTAGGCTCTGTCTACAACAAAATAAGGTGCTCATATATGCAACAGTTGCTGAGTGGAATAGATGATTGCTTGTCTAAAAAGAATTGGTTTGGTGCTTTATTCATAGCAATATCACTTCCTGACATCTGTGGCGCGACAGAGGATAAAATCAAAGGAAATGGCGCGAGGTACAAGGACTGGTTTAATCGCTATCTTAAGCCAAGATATAACGCTGATAACATGTATGACTATTTAAGTCTCACCAGCCCTGCAATGGTTCAGAGCATGCCTGAAGGAATAAAGCAAAGCTTAAGGGCGCAAAAACCCGTAGTCTCATTCACTGCAGAAGACTGTTGGAGTTTAAGGAATGCATGTTTGCATGAAGGCGTTGATGAAACGAAGCTAAGGAAGTTTAAGATAACGACCCCTGCGCGAGAAAACCTTCATGCACATATGAATGCTTTTAATGGTGTTCTGCAATTAGATGTTATTGAGTTATGTAATGATATAGCTAATGGCGTGAGGAGATGGCTTGTTGATATGCAAGAAAATCCTGAGGTTATGGAAAAACTTACGAAAATGATGACCATCGATAGTCTGATTTTTGACGGGTTTATTGAATACAAAACTGCAAAATAATACAGCCATATTATTGAATTGTAATGCCATCACCATGCTGATGGCATTTTCTTCAACAGTGGCTTGTGAGGGTCTTCATGTCCGACATCTACCAAATCACGCTAACCACTCAAACAGGCGAAACCTTCACGGGCAAGATGTCACGACGTCAGCCTGAGTTGGTTAATGGCTTTGTGCCGCTGGCGACAGAGACGGGCGAGTGGCTTTATTTCGCTCCGGCCGATGTGAAGCGCGTGCAGTTTACGCCAGTACCGGCAGAGCAGACCGAACAGCCAGCAGGACAAACAACGGAGTAACGAATGAGCAAACCGGACTGGGAGGCCATCGAGACGGCGTACCGGGCCGGAGTGATGTCCCTCCGAGAAATTGCTTCACAGCACGGTATTAGCGAAGGCGCTATCCGTAAGCGTGCCAAGCGTGACGACTGGTCGCGTGACCTCAATGCGAAGATTCAGCAAAAGGCTGATGATCTGGTACGCAAGCAGGAGGTACGCAGGACGGTACGCAACGAAAGCACTTTGACCGAACGCGTACTGATAGAGGCGACTGCCGAGGTGATTGCCACGGTACGCATGGAGCACCGGGGAGACATCCGCCGGGCTCGTGAACTGACCAACATGCTATTTGATGAGCTGGCCGGGGAGTGTGGCGACGTGGCTGCGCTTGAGATGCTAGGTGACCTGATGCGCCGTGAGGATGACAAAGGTCAGGATAAGCTCAACGATCTGTACCATAAAATAATCAGCCTGCCTTCCCGCGTTAAATCCATGAAAGACCTAAGCGACAGCCTGAAGACGCTGATCGGCCTCGAACGTGAGGCGTACAGCATCGAGAATAAGGCTGAAACGAAAGAGGTCACCCATAACGTCATGCTGGTGCCAACCAGTGACAACGTGGACGACTGGGAAGCGGCAGCGCAAAAACAACAGGACGGGGTGCTCGGTGGATGAATTACAAAGCTGTATGGAAGCCACTGCCTGGATCACAGTCTCTGGCGCTGAGTTGCCCGTGTAACGAAATCCTGTTCGAAGGCACTCGCGGCCCGGGCAAGACCGCTGCGCAGTTAGCCAGGTTCCGGCGTAATGTCGGCGTGGGCTATGGCTCTTTCTGGCGCGGAGTCATCTTCGATACCGAATATAAGAACCTTGCCGATATCATCACTCAGTCGAAGCGTATGTTTCGCCTGTTCAACGATGGTGCGCGATACCTGTCATCTGCGAGCGAATTGCGATGGGTATGGCCTACTGGCGAGGAGCTGCTCTTCCGCTTCGGCAAAGAGGCGGACGACTACTGGGATTTCCACGGGCAGGAATTTCCTTTCATTGGCTTTAACGAGCTGACGAAACAGCAGTCTCCAGAGTTCTACGAAATGATGTTCTCCTGCCGACGTTCATCGTTCAGGCCGGAAAACTACCCGCTGGAGAATGGCAAGTTACTGAAGCCAATCCCGCTGGAGACGTTCAGCACGACCAACCCGTTCGGCATCGGGCATACCTGGGTGAAGAAACGCTTCATTGAGCCAGCGCCGCGCGGTACCGTGCAGCGTGACCGGCAAATGGTGTTCAACCCCCAGACAGAACGAGAAGAGGAAATCACGCTTACCCGCGTGGCCATCCACGGATCGTTCAAAGAGAACCCGTACCTAGACCCGCAGTACATCGCGACCCTGATGGCCATCAAAGACCCTAACCGGCGCAAAGCGTGGGTAGAGGGCTCATGGGATGTGACCAGTGGCGGACGCTTTGACCACCTGTGGAATGAAGCGCTGCACGTCATTAAGCCGTTCCGCATACCGGATAGCTGGACCGTCGACCGCTCTCACGACTGGGGCGAGTCTAAGCCGTTCTCTAACCTCTGGTGGGCGCAGGCTGATGGCACAGCCGCCGAGCTGCCAGATGGTCGAAAGTTCTGCCCGCCAGCCGGGTCGCTGATACTGATCGGCGAGTGGTACGGCTGCCCGCCTGACGAGCTGAACAAAGGCCTGAATATGTCATCAACCAACGTCGCGAAAGGCGTGGCGTGGATTGACAAGCGACTGGTGGGCGAAGAGGCCGACGAGCCGGAAGAGATTAAAATCGACGGTGTCACGCAGGGCCAGCTTCACATTATGCCGGGCATCTGTAGCGAAGTGATCCCCGGACCAGCTGACGGGGCGATATTCAACACCGGCGATAACGAGTTATCGATCGCTCAGAAGATGGAAGCGCAGGGCGTTACCTGGTTGCCAGCTGATAAAAAGCCTGGCTCCCGCATCAACGGCGCATCTCTTTTTGCGGATATGCTCGAAGCGGTGGTTGAAGGCGTGAAGCTGGAATCAGGTATGCCTGAGAAGCCAGCATTTTACGTTTTTGACTATTGCCGTGGCTGGATAAGCCGCATTCCGGTGCTCGTTCGTGACGAAAAAAAACCTGATGACGTCGACACCCAGCAAGAAGACCACGACTGGGATGGAACACGTTATCGCGTACTGCATTCACCACAAAAAATCACCGGCATGTTGGTGCGATCGCGCTGACGGAGGACATCGTGACCGAAAGCGAAATGAAACAACAGCGCGCCAGTAACTCCAGTGTTGAGAGGGAGCGGAATAAAAACCTCTCAATGCTGTTTAACGGCACCAGTAATACCAAACGCCAGCGGCTCTATCAGGAGTTCGGTTACCCGCTACACCTAACGTTTGATGACTTTTACCGGGCGTACCGGCGAAATGCGGTGGCTGGTGCCGCCGTGACGCGCATGCTCGACGGCTGCTGGGAAGACTACCCTGATGTTTACGAAGGCGACCAGACAAAGGACGCATCGAAGCAAACGGCGTGGGATAAGCGTGTCAACAAGCTACTGAAACGCTGCTGGGAGCAGATTAAAGGCGCAGACCGCCGTAACTTGGTGGGGCGCTACTCTGCGATCCTGCTTCAGATTAAGGACAGCAAGAAGTGGTCTGAACCTGTTGACACCACCATTGTGGGAAGGCTTCAGGAAAAGGCACTCGTTAAGCTGATTCCTGCATGGGAAGCGCAAATCGACCCGGTTAACTGGGACGATAATCCGAACAGTGAAACGTTCGGCGAAGTGACGATGTACTCGTTCACAGAGCTGCCGGTTGACGGGAACTTCGACGCTCGCCCGGGCCGAATCATCAACGTACACCCGGATCGCGTAATCATCCTGGCCGAGGGCTCTGATGATGGCGTGATGACGTCGGGCAAGTCGCTGCTTGAGGCTGGCTTCAACAAGCTGCTGGACATAGAGAAAGTTAGCGGTGGTGCGTCTGAGGGCTTCCTGAAGAACGCCAGTCGCCAGCTCAACTACTCGTTCAGTGAGAAGACGAACTTCTCCGCACTTGCCAAAGCCCTTGGCGTTGCTGAGGGGCAACTTGCAGAAGCGCTTGATCAGCAGGTCCGTCGCCTTAACGACAGCACCGACAGCGCCAGCTTTATGCAGGCTGGTACCGCTGAGGTGTTGAGTGTTGCAGCAGCTGACCCAGAGCCGACCTGGCGTACCGCGCTGAGCGAGTTCTGCGCGACCGTTCCTATCCCTGTGAAAGAGCTCGTTGGGATGCAGACGGGTGAGCGCGCCAGCACTGAGGATGCCAAAGGTTGGGGGCGCACCAGGATGAGCCGCCGGAAAGGCTTCCTGACGGACGTTATCACCGATGTGGTTTCGCGATTCTGGGCGCTTGGCATTATTCCACCGGCTCAGAATGAAGAAATCACTGTAGGCTGGTCTGATCTGTTGGCGCCGAGCCAGGCAGAGAAGATTGCCAACATGGACAAACTCGCTGACGTTGCCGTTAAGTCGACAAACGCGTTTGGACGCTCGGCTATCGAAGAGAACGAGATCCGCGCTGCTGGCGAACTGCAACCACTACCTGAGCTTGATGATGAGGTTCCGCCTGATGGCAACAAACCAAAACCTGATCCTCTGGCCGACCCTCAACCAGAAGCCGAAAAGTCCGGTGATACCACGGTCGAAAGTTGACCCCACGATGTCGCGCAAGTCAGTCAGCAAGATGGAGCGCGACATTGAGGATCGGTATTACGAGATAAAGGTGGCACTGAAAGCCCTGTTCGACCAGCGCATGACCGGACGAGAGCGTGAAACCAACAGCCATAACTGGCACTTTCTTTGCCACGACAACGGCGCGGACATGCGGCTCTACCAGGTTAACGCCGGAAAGTTCATCTATGACATGTCGGCGCAGGAACTGGCGGATTTGCTGGAAGCAGTGCAGGGCATTCTCGACGATTACCTGCTGGATGGTGGCGAGCAAAACCTGTGGGCGATGGATTACGTTGTTGCAGAAGCGCAGCGCGGAACGCTGGAGGCATTCAATAACCTCTCGCAGCAGTCGCAGGTATACGCCAGCCAGACGACGCTACAGCAGCTTTTAAGCAGCCCCGGTTATCTGAACCAGATATCGGCGGCCAGGCTGACAACGTTCAGTGACTGGAAGGTCATCAGCGATACAGCCCGCGGCGATCTGACCAATATCATCACTGACGCGGTTGCGCGTGGGGTGAATCCTCGCGAAACGGCCAGCGTCATCAGCAAGCGCCTCGATGTGTCGATGTCGAAGGCCAAGACCATCGCTCAGACTGAGCAGGTTGGCGCGCTGCGGCAGGCCCAGTGGAACGAAACAGACTGGGCCGCTGACCGACTGGGGCTGAATACCGGCTTGCTATGGCTGTCAGCGCTAAAGCCAACGACGCGCACCTGGCACGCCAGCCGCCACGGCAAGGTCTACACCACCGAAGAGGTGCGTGACTTCTACGCCGAGAACGGCAACCGGTACAACTGCTATTGCAGCCAGATTCCGGTGCTGCTCAACGACGACGGCAGTATCTTCAATGAGGGGCTGGCGGATAAGCTCGCCACCGAGAGAAAGCGATGGCAGAGCCAGGAAACTTAAACTACTGGAAGAACTGCTTCTAAACGGAATTCCACGGTGAATATTGGAGTGTTTACACCAACGACCGAAGACAGCGCTTGCATAGCAGCCTTTGCAGCGTCTTTGGCAGTCACTTTGTCATCCAGTGTTGGTGCGCCGGTGGTAGTAAATACAGCGTCGAGATTTTGTTTGTTGCCATTAATTAAGGCAGAGAATAAGACCTTGTATTGCATTTTAACACCTTGTTTTTAGTGAATAACAACCATCTGTCATAATGAGGAATATCCATGAAGCTGTCCAGCATTCATGTAAAAAGCCTCGCCATCAACGCCTCCAACATCTCAACGACCACCATCAACGGCCAGGAACACTACGTCATTCGTGGTGCGGTTCCGATCGTCGATGACATCGTGATGAATGGCGTCCTGTACCCGGCGGAGGAGATTAACAACAGCTACCAGACGATGGAGCGCAAGTTAATGCCGATCGGCCACCCGATGGTGAACGGCAAATACGTCAGCGCCAACGACCCGCAAGCGGTCAACGATTACTACGCCGGTGCATGGGCTCAGAACGTCAGCAAGGCCAACGACAAAGTCGTGATGGACGTTTACGTAAATAAGGCAGTGGCAGACACCAAGCCTGACGGTAAGCGCCTTATTCAGCGCCTGGACGACATGATTTCCGGCAATAACGCCGACCCGATTCATGTCTCTACCGGTCTGTTGCTGAACAAAGAGCAAAAGGCCGGGGAGTCGAAGCAGAAGAAATACTCCTGGGTTGCTCACAACATGCAGTTCGACCACATCGCGATCCTGCTCGACGAACCCGGTGCCGGTACGCCGGATGAAGGTGTCGGCATGTTCGTCAACGCTGACGGGCAAGAGGCTGATGTTGAAACGACGAGCCTCATCGATGCAGCCAACAGCATGAAAGATGGCCTGTGGAATAAGGTGAAGTTTTACCTTTCAAACGCATCGAATTACACATTCGACGACATTAACCGGGCTATTACCTGCAGATTACGAGAGGGACAGGGTGAAGACTCCTATCTCTGGCCGGAAGCCATCTGGCCTGACAGCTTCGTCTATCGCGACGGAGAGCAATATTTCAAACAAAAGTACCTGATTGACGATGATGGCAAGGCTGTCTTTGTCGGCGATCGTGTAGAAGTCGTGCGCAAACCAACTGAGTACGAAGTCAAAACCAACGGAGAAACAAACCCGATGAAAGAGAAGATGATCGCCGCGCTCAATGCCGCAGGCGTTAAAACCGAGGGGCTGACCGACGATCAGGTCTGGGATGCCTACAACCAGCAGATGCAGAAGAAAGATGGCGGCGGCGACCCGGGCCAGGCTCAAATTAACTCTGACGTGATCACCGCGGCCGTTAATGCGGCACTCACCACGCTGAATGAAAAGTTGGGCAAGCTGGAAACCCAACTGCAGGCGAACGCTGAGAGCGACCTGAAAACCAAACGTGACGCGGTTAAAGCGAAATTCTCGTTCATGACCGAAGCAGCGATCAACTCGCTTTCCGGCGAAGCGCTGAACGACATGTACTCACAGTGCCAGACCAGCACTCCGCTGAACCCATCATTCCAGATGGTCAATTCTGAAAACGACCAGTGGAAAGACTACGACCTTAACGCAGGTATGGAAGAGGGGACTAAATAATGGCTAACGTCATCTATCGCGGCCCGGTCGAGCGCGAGCCGGAAACCATCAACCTGCCGGTTGCTGCGGCGCTTAACCCAGGCGTGGCAGTTAAGGTTGCATCAGGCAAGCTCGCAGCCTCCGCTGATACAACCGGCCGCTGGTTCATCCTCGGCAACCGTCGTTTCATCGGCCAGGCAATCACAACTGCATACGCAGCTAACGAAACCGGAGTTGCATACCGCGTTGAAGGTGAGCAGGAATACAACGTTCGCCTGGCAGCGGCGGCCTATACGGTGGGTCAGGAGCTGACTATCGGTACCGGCGGCGTATTCAAAGCGGCCGCAACCGGCAACCAGGTCGTCGCAACGTTCGACGAAAAAGCAGGACGCACTCTGGCGGCGGAAGGTTTCGCCGACGTGGTGATCCTCTCCACTCCGTACGCCAAGGCATAAGGAAAACAAGAATGTTAAAGTTTACTCCACAGCAGCAGAAGCTGATTCTCAATGCCCGCCGTCGCTGGGATATGATGCAGCGCAATATGGCTGCACAGCATGGCTTTGCAGTCAACGACGCAGGCGGTCAGTTCATTGCATTTGATGAGCTCGTCGGTAACGCCTCCGTGCTGCCGAAAGATGTCTGGGGGGAATGGGACCGCTCTGCGATTACCGTTCAGCGCGACGTGCTGTCAGTGTTTAACGACCTGGCCGCCAGCGTTTCCCGCCCGATGGCACTCGGTAAGATCGTTCACTACTTCATGACTCTGTCAGATTCCGGTGATGTAAACATCAGCCTGGATGGCCGCGGCAAGGCGAAGGGCGATCAGCCTGTCATGGATTACGAAGGTACGCCACTGCCTATCATCGACAGCGAGCTGACTTTCGGCTGGCGTCAGATGCTGGCAGCGCAGACTGAAGGCTACTCTCTGGACAGCGACGCCATCTCCAACCATCAGCGTAAAGTGGCTGAGAAGCTGGAAGATATGGTGCTGAACGGCGATCCAAACATCAACGTCGGAGGCGCGACCATTTACGGCCTGCGCACTGCGCCAAACCGCGCAACCGGCACGCATGGTCTTGACCTGAACGGCGCAACCGGCGCTCAGTGGGTCGGCGCCATCTCCGCGCTGATTGGTCTGCTGCAGTCCAAGAATTTCTACGGCCCGGTAACCATCTACGTGAACTACAAAGACTGGTTCTACGCGTCTGTGAACGACTACGCGGCCAACTATCCGAAGACCATCCTGTCCCGCATCATGGAAATCCCTGGTGTTGCGGCGCTGGTTCCTGGTTCTAAGGTACCGCAAAACGAACTGCTGGGTGTGGTTAAGCGCCCTGACGTTGTGCAGATCCTCAACGGCATGCCGATGACTATGCGCCCGAAAGCTCGCCAGAATCCGGAAGACGATTATGTCTTCTCCGTGTTGGCTGCTGCGGCGCCGCAGTTCAAACATGACGCGAATGGCCAGGCCGGTTACGCCCAGCTGACCAAAGCATAATTCATGGGGCTCAGGCCCCATCTTTTTTACGGAGGCCGTATGGCTGGTAAAGAACAAAAATGGTTGCTCACCCATGACAGCCACGAACTGAAAAAGGGTGAGGTCTACAAAGGCGAGACTCTCCCGCTGTGGCTGGCAGGAAAAGCGATCCCGGTAAGCGACCAGGTCCTGGAAGTTGCGACACCTGCCGACGTGCAAAAGCTGCAGGCTGACCTCGACGAGGCCAATGGCAAAGTTGAGTCGCTGACCGCTGACAACACGAAGCTGCAGGCTGACCTCGACGAGGCTCAGAAACAAATCGACGAGCTGAAGAAAAAGGCGAAATAACCATGGCTGACCCAATCACAGCGGCAGACGTGCAGGCGTTCCTCGGTGAATTGGGTTACTCCATCCCGGGCGCGCTGCTGGAGCCGATTCTCTGCGTGGTGAACAAGATTATCCCTTGTCTCGATGGCGCTGGTTATGACGACTGCACCGCGAAGCTGATCCTGATGTATGCCGCCGCGCTTATGGCTACTTCGTCCGGCGCGCGCCGCATCAAATCGCAGGGTGCGCCTTCTGGCGCGTCCCGCTCGTTCGATTACGATGCTGACAGCATCACCTGGCTGCGCGACTCGCTGGCCCGTCTCGATACCAGCGGCTGCACCGGCGAGTTGCCGATTAGCGCCGGTAACAGCGTCGGCCTGTTCATGGTGGTCGGGGGTTGCTGATGACGTACAAATCAGTTAAGCACGGCCTTCCGCGCGCGTTCACCCGCGTCTGGGTGATGACCGACACAGGGCGGGAGACAACCGGTTACGTTAAGTCGGACGGCGAGTGGTTCATCAACTGCCCGCGCATCCGGGCGACTGGCGCCGCTGTGCTGCGATGGAGGGATGACTGATGTCGTCAACCGCTAATTGGTCATACACCGCGACGGCGACAATCTGGCGCAATCTCGGTAACGATGAATACGGTGACTCGCTCGGCTTCTCTGCCCCTGAGTCGATTCTCTGTGATTACGAAGGTGGCCTGTCAAAGCGCATCGGCAATATCGGATCTGAAATCGTCGTGAAGAATACCGTTTGGACTGAGTATGCACTGGCAGCGGCGGGTGATTACCTGCTGATTGGCCAGTCAACCGAATCCGATCCGGTTGTCGCCGGAGCAGACGAGGTGCGGCAGGTTATCCGCTACGCCGACACGTTCGAGCGCCTAGTGGATGATTACGCCATCCTGACGGGGGTGTAGCCATGGGCATCAAAGTGAAGGGCGTTAGCCAGGCGAAAAAGCACCTGAACGATGTCATCAACGACGTGAAGTGGCGCAAGGTGATTCGCGCGCTGCAGTCGGCGATGATTCTCATCGGGGCACGGGCAGCCTATTACACCCCGATCGACACCTCTACGCTGATTAACAGCCAGTTTCGCGAAATTGACGCTGGCGGCGTGTTCATCACCGGGCGCATCGGTTACTCAGCAAACTATGCCGCGTACGTTCATGAGGCGTCAGGCAAGCTGAAAGGTCAGCCGCGCGCGCACTTTGGTATAACCAGCAACCGATCTGAGTTCGGTCCGCAGAAACCGAAAGAGTTCGGCGGCGGCACCGGAAAGGGCAACTACTGGGATCCGCACGGTGAACCGCAATTCCTGACCAAAGGCGCGAATGATGAGCGCGATAACGTTGATGCGGTGATGCGCAAGGAGCTTTCGCTATGACACCCATGATGCACGAGCGGGTGCGCAACATGTTCGGCGACGCCGGGCTAACTACCGGTTTCACGGTGCAGCAGCTGATGTACGACGACCCGGGAGACCTGTCGAAGGCGATCATGGTGTTCAGGCCTAACGGCGGGTCGTATATTCGGACTGACCTCGGCTCTGAGTATCACGTCCTGGTCGACGTCGTAGGCGCAAAAGATAAGCGCAAAGACGCACTCAATGCCGTACAGCGCATCGTCGATTACGTCCAGGCCAACCCCATGGCTGACGAGTGCGTCGGCTACATCCAGAACATGGGCGCAATTCCCGCGCCGGTGCTCACAGAAGAAGGGCGAATAGTCTTCAGACTCCAGTTCGCCTGCACTTACGGCGAATAGCCATCCCAACCAAATAACCCGCTTCGGCGGGTTTTCTTTTTATACGTCAAAGAGGAGTTTCAAATGGCTAATTGCCAGAACTCGAACGAACGCCTGTTCGGCGGTGCGGTCGTGCTGGAAGTCGCCGATGGCTGCCCGGATGTCAAACCACTCGAATCTGAGTGGAAGGCGCTGGCTGCTGGTACGTCGAAAGGCTTCGACTTCAACCCTAACTCGGTTACCTCTGATGCGGATGACGGCGGCGGCTATGTCGAGACCATCATCACCAACAGTGACTTCACCCTGAGCTTTGAAGGTGAAGTGCGCAAGAAGGACAAACTGGACCAGTACGGTGTCGGCAAGTTCATCAAGTATTTCGCTGATGAGCTGAAGGCTAAGCGCCAGCCAGGTATCTGGGTGCGCATGGACTACGGTCCGATTGAATTCATCGGCTACATGAACATTAACGCGTTGAGTTCTGACGGTGGCACTAACGATATCGTCACGTTCTCTACTGAGTTCAAGGTCGGTGACGCGAGCACTATCGAAGTGAACGAAATCACTGCGGTAGCAGTGACTGGTGTGACGGTAACCCCGACTACCAGCACTGGCGCGGCTGGCGGTACCAGCACCTTCACGGTGAATATCGCACCAACCGGCGCAACAAATACTGGCTTCACCGTCGCTTCAACCGATCCCACCAAAGCCACTGCCACGGCATCAGGTACTACCGTCACGGTTAACCGTGTGGCGACCGGCAGCGCGCAGATCATCATCAACACCGAAGACGGCAACTTTGTGGCCGTGCATACGGTAACAGTTACTTAACGGACATTCCAAAGGGTGGCGTGCCGCCCTTGATAATGACCGTTTACTGGAAGGCCTATGACCGCTTTAACAGATATTGGCGAACTCTCTATCAGCGACAGCCGCGAAGGCGGGAAAGATTACCTGTTACGGCCGTCATTCGAGGCTATGGCGAGAATCGGCACTCCGGAAGAGATTGTGCAGGCGTATGCCACCATCCACGGGAATGATGTCGCTCAACTCATTGAGGTGTGCACCGGCGGGCTGGGCCGCTTTCCTGAATGGCTATCACCTTCATTCAACCGCGCCGCTGAGAAGCTGTTATCAACGTGCATGCTTGTGCTGCAGGCGTGTTGTGATGATGACCTGACGCCAATGATTGGCGAATGGAAAGGGTGGCGACATTGTGTCGTCTACCGCCCGGGCCAGATGCCGAAGAACGACATCATCGTACTGGCGCAGCACCTCATGCAGCACGGGGTCGTAGGTAAAGCCAAAGTTCGACAGTTGCAGCGTCACGAGACTGACGAGCGCACTACCGAGTTTAAAGCCTTCGACTACATCAGCGCGGCACGAAGTCACTTCGGCATGAATCGCGCCGAAGCTTCGCAGCTAACGATGACCGAATTTCAGATGCTGCTGGCCACGAAATACCCGGACCAGAAAGGTTTCACTCGCGAAGAGTACGACAGCATCGCCGACGAATACCTGGCTAAACAGGCCGCGCGCAGGGCACAAGTTAGTAGTTAATAAAATGAAATTTACAAAATTACCTTTTATTTTGCACTAGCCATACTTGCAGGGTTATTGAGTAGGAGTTATAGTTCGCAACAATGATGTGGGCGGCTCGCACCCCATACAAGTGAGGTTTACCTCCGCGAGCCTAACCCACCACTCTCCCTCTAATTCCCCGAATTCGGTTAATAAAAATGGAAAGACAGTACGCAGTACTTCTTGACGCAGGGTTCTTGCGCCGAAAATTAGGTACTCAGGCAGCACCAATGACAGCTCAAAATGTCGAAGATTTAGTTAATAAAATTAAAGCACGAGCTGAGTTATTAGGGATGCGGTTGTATCGTGTGTTTTATTACGACGCTGAGCCTTTCACGGGTACTAAGACACATCCTATATCCAACGCTGTTATTAACTTTGGCGCTACACAAATGGCCATTGATTGTAATACATTGTTAGATGAGCTTAAGGTCAAGCCTTTTTTTGCTGTGCGCCTAGGGGAACTCAATTTTAGAGGGTGGAAGGTTTCTGATGCTGCTCTTCAGTCAGGTGCAGGAGGGACGGCAACAATTAATGCTCATAATGTTTCTCCCAATCTTCAGCAGAAAGGTGTGGATATGAGGATCGCATTAGATATCTCATCTATGACTTTAAAAAACCAAGCAGACGTTTTTTGCTTGGTAACAGGTGACTCAGATTTTGCACCCATCATCAAATTTGCGAGATCTGAAGGAAAGCAAGTATTCACTTATACTCTCGGTCATAGAGTCAAACCATCTTTGCCTATTCATTCTGACCTCCATATCCCTGAAACGTACGCTAATTTGTAAACTTTAATCATTTCTTAAAACCCGCTTCGGCGGGTTTTTTTATGTCCGGAGAACGACATGGCAGGTGAGAAAAACGCCGGTAGCATCGTTTATGAAGTCAGCGCCAATATTGAGCCGCTGCTGCAGGGCGGTAAACAGGCCATTGATGCTCTGGATAAACTGGATGCTGCAGCCCAGCAGTCCGGGAAGGGAATGGATAACCTCGACCAGAGCACGTCTCAAACCGGATCCGCTTTTACTGAACTGGCTGGTTATGCCAATTCCATGGATAACCAGCTGCGCAAGCTGAACACCAACGTGAGCGGAATTGCCCGCGCTATGGAAGAGGCCCGCAGCGGTACCGGCGGCGCGAGCAGTGAATTCAGTCGCGCAGAATCAATCATCGAGGCGCTGGGTAACCAGCTGGCTGTGCTGGACGAAGCGCAGGAGAATGGCGCGCGTAGTGCCGCGGTTCTGGCAGCCCAGCTCCGAGCCGGGTCAAAAGCTACAGACGAAGAGAAGCAGAAGATCGGCGAATTGACTGGGCGGCTCTTCGACATGAAAGGCGCTGCTGATACCTCGATGGGCAGTAATAAAGGCTGGAAGGCCAGCATGCAGCAGGCTGGTTATCAGGTTCAGGATTTCATAGTACAGGTGCAGGGCGGCCAGTCTGCGCTGGTGGCGTTCGCTCAGCAGGGGTCTCAACTCGCTGGTGCATTCGGTCCCGGCGGCGCAGTCGTTGGTGCCATAATCGCGCTTGGTTCGGTGCTGGCTGGCGTGCTGATTACTTCGCTGAATGGCGGCAAGAATGCCATGGATGCGCTGAAAGACGCAGCTGAAGCGATGGATAAGGTTATCACCATTTCATCGCAAGGCGTGGCCGCGCTTTCCGACAAGTATGCTGCCCTGGCGCGCGTAAATGCCGACGTGGCTACTTTGCTGAGAAATCAGGCACTGCTCGAGTATAACCAGGCGATCTCAAAGATTCCTAAAGCCATTAGTGACGCGTCTGATGCTTTCATTACGTTAGGCGATCGCGCACTGGCGGCTGTTGGCGGTGCGTCTCCAAGCATCAAAAAGTTCAACGATGAGCTTTCTGCGCTTGGCGTTACCACAAATGACTGGAGCCAGGCCATTCAACAGGCCAACAGTCAGGGGCAATATGCCTCTGGCATTGTGAACTCTTTATCTTCAACGGTCAGCACGCTTTCTTCACGCCTCGGCATCAGCAAGCAATCAGCGTTTGATCTTGCAAGAGAGTTATCAGACCTGAGCAACAACCCGTCGCCTGAAGCACTTCAGGAACTGGCGAAAAAGCTCCAGGAAATGAAGTCCTCCTCCAAAGATGGGCAGTCAGCCATTGCTGAGCTGGCTGGTAAACTTGTCGATCTGGCAAGAGAGGCAGCCAATGCGAAGATCAATGTAGACAGCCTGAATAAGTCCACGGATAACCTTACCGCCGGACAGAAGAACCTGATCAAACAGTCCGAGCGCAACCTGGCACTCTCGAAGTTGCAGGGCGAGGCTCGCGCACGGTTGCAGGCGCAATACGCTGCCGAAGATGCTGGATTTGCGAAGGATGATCCGCATGCCAAGCAGATGGAAGATGATGCTGCCGCTACGTACAAAAATACGGAAGAGCAAAAGAAGCTTAAATCGGAGCAGAAAAAAGGAGCATCTCAGGCAGAAACCATTGCTCAGAAGCTGGCGAACCTGAAACAGCAGTCAGAACTCGCTGCCGATTCAACGAATAAGCTGAGCCGAGAGCAGGCTATTCTGAATGCGCAGCAGTCGCTCGGGAAAGGTGCCACCAAAGAGCAGATAGCACTTGCCGGTCAGTATGCGGCCAAAAAATGGGACACCGCCAACGCCATTAAGGCTCAGGCTGCAGCGGAGAAACTTCTTCCTGAGGCCCGCGAGAACGCCAGCTACAGGCAGGATGTTGAGGACCTGAATACCGCTCTGGCTGCGAAGAAAATCAGTCAGGAGCAGTTCAATCAGACATCCGAGCGACTGGAAGCAACTCACCAGGCCAACCTTGCGAAAATCCGTGCCGATCAGGCTGTCAGCCCACTGCAGGAAGCTGCTGGCGGTGTGGATCCGGTGCAGCAACTGGCGAATGAAAATGCCCGAAAACTCGCGCTTATTCAGGCTTACGAGCAGCAGGGGATTATTACTCACCAGAACGCGCTTATGCTGCGCGCATCAGCTGACAGGGAGTACGAGCAGGCTCGCATCGCGGCGCAATGGGAGATTTTCCGTAACCAGAGCGCAGGCAATGAAGCGCTGGCGGCGTCCTTTGATGCACTGGCCGGTAATGCGTCCAATGCCTTAACCGGCATCATCACCGGGAGCATGTCAGCTTCCGATGCTCTGCGCTCGATCGGGAATACCGTACTGAACAGCCTCATCAACACCTTCGTCCAGATGGGCGTTGAGTGGGTTAAATCGGCAATCATGGGGCAGACGGCCACCACTGCAGCGGTTGCAGCATCTACCACGGCGCAGGCAGCAGGCATTGCCACTACCACGGCGACGTCTACCGCGGCGGCGGCGGCCACAACTGCAGCATGGACGCCAGCGGCCATCATGTCCTCCATTGCGTCATTCGGTGGAGCGGTGGCGATCGGCATCGGAGCTATGGCTGGCATCCTGGCACTGTCAGGAAAGCGTAAGAACGGCGGGCCGGTTAGTGCAAGCGGAATGTATCAGGTCGGCGAAGGTGGAATGCCGGAGATTTACCAGGCCAGCACCGGTAAGCAGTACATGATACCGGGCGACAACGGCAAGGTGATCAGCAACAAGGAAATGACTGCCGGAGGCGGTGGCGGGGTAATTTTGAATATCAACAATTACTCTTCAGCGTCGGTCGATGCACAGGCTACGCAGGGCAGTGACGGCACCTGGACTATCGATACATTCATCGCTGACATGAATAATGGTGGACCAGCAAGCCAGGCTATTACCAGCAATTTGAACGTTAAGCGCACGCCAAGGGGGCAGGGCTGATGCCAATTATCGACTATCCCGACTGGCTTCCGCTGGCGCAGAAGGCCAGCAAAAATATGACGCTCGATACCGGGTTCCAGACCGACCAGCCAGCGGTCGGCCCGGCTATCTTCCAGAACCTTACTCACGACCTGAAAGTGACATGGTCCCTGACATGGATCTTCACTCTGGACCAGGAGCGCGCTTTCCAGCAGTGGCTGCGCAGCCCGAACTATCTCAACCGGGGCCTGAACTGGTTCCGGATGAATATCAACCTTGGCGGTAGCGGTCTGCAGCTGCAGGAGCTTCACTTCACGCAGATGCCGGTGCAAACCAGTATTGACGGCGGTGTGGTGACCTGGACAGGGACAGTTATTGCGAACCACCTCTACAACGCCGACGACGAGTTCGACGACATCATTGTAGAGCTGCCGCCACCGTGGGATTCGTGGCTGGATATCGTGGTTACGGGTTATCCGGACAATAGAGACCCAGAATCACTTCCGAGGGTGCCGTAATGCAGAGCTTCAGGGAGTACAAGCAGCAACGGCCGACGCGTGGGCTGTACGATACCATTACTTTCTACCATCCATCCTTTGGCTACATCCACCTGGTCGATAAGCAGTTCTTTCCGAAGACGCTCGGCGGCCAGACGTACACGCCCGCGCGCTTTGAAATCGAGGAGAGTCAGCAGAGCGGCACGCCGGTAATCGACGCGACGGTGAAGTTAGGGCGGCTTTCGTCGGACATCAAAGCGCTGATGAAGCAGTGGAAGGGCGCGGCCCGGCTGACGGCCATCACGGCCACAAGGCAGATCTTCGACAGCGGGGACGTGTCTGTGCCGATTAAGTCCTGGCAGTTATACGTCAAGACAGTGGACATCGATGCTGACTCCGCGTCAGTAACCCTGTCCGTCACCAACCCGCTGAACAACAACATCGGAAGGCTCTATGACCCAACGGAATATACCGGCCTGCAGTACCTCTGATTTTGTTCGGAAGGTGATCGGCGTGCCATGGGCTAACCGGGCCTGTTCGTTCGAGAAGTTGGATTGCTGGGGGCTGGTGGTGCTGTATTACCGGCACGTTCTCGGCATTGAACTGCACCAGACGCCGGACTACGAAGCCGGTGAGGATTTCTTCACCTGCTATCAGGGAGACGTCGTTTTCTGGCGCAAGCTCGATAAACCGGTCGATGGCGGGATATTCGTCGGGTACCGCGGCGCGCAACCTGCGCATGTTGGCCTGGTACTGAACCGGCAGGCGCTGCACTCGCGCGGCGAGAACGGAAGCGTGCGCATGGACTCGTTGCTGGTCATTCAGCGGGCATTCACCAAAGTGGAGTTTTTCGAATATGGCGTTGATTGAGCTTCAGCGTTTCCCGGGGACGCCAAAAGAACGCTACAGGGTGCCAAACGGCACCCTTTTTTATGACTGGCTGGTGGCAAATGACGCTACCTTTCACCGCGATCTGCTGATTGTCCGGAACGGCGTAAAGCTTTGTGATGATGACGAGCTGGCGTTTGAGCTGAGCGAACTGGACAACATCCAGATTTTCGACCAGCCAAAGGGCATTGTCAGTGACATCCTGAGCCCGATTTTCAAAGTTGTCGGGTCTGTATTTTCTTTTCTGGCGCCTAAGCCGGCAATCGCAAATACCGGTGGTAACACTGTCGACTCGCCAAACAATAGCCTGACCGGTCAGACAAACACCGCGCGCGTCTATAAAGCCAAACCGGACATATACGGGCAGGTGCGTTCTTTCCCAGACCTGATTCAGGAATCACTGTTTGAGTACATCAGCACTGGCGTGCGAGACGGTGGCAAGAAGTACGTGACGGAATGGATGTGTATCGGGATTGGCAAGTACAATTATGAGTCTGTGCGCTACTCAGAATCGAGCCTTGGAAGCATGGCCGGAGCCGAATACCAGTTCATTCAGCCTGGCGAGGTAATCCCGTCGATTAACGAAGGCTACAGCTTCGATGACGTCGATGGGCAGGAAGTCCCGGGTGCGAACCAGGGCGAATCGTTCCCTGTTGAAACCGCTACAGCCAACACAGTGGTCAGCGGCACGTATGCCGGCGGTCAGATAGCGGTGAAAATCGTTAAACAGGCGGAATTTGACTATTTCATGGGCCTGGTATTGCCGCATGCCGTCTCGTTCGACATAAACGTCACTTACGCGACTGCCTCTGGTTCGGTAACTACTGACGCCACGTTCTCCGGCACGCTTGTTTCAGCTGTAGAGACAAACGACGGCGCGGTGATAAACCCAGTCCGCTGGTACACCTTCACCATGGGCGACCTGGATGGCCCGCCAGATATCCCCGCTACCGCAACGATCAACACGACGAAGTTCGTGCTGAACGACAACGAAGCGCTGGTCGTAGGTCCGTTCTTTTCTCCGGTTGAATCAACGCAGTTGTGGATCCATACCCAAAGTAGCCTCGGTCCGAAGAAGCAGACCAACTGGAAGGTGGTGCTTTGGAAAATTGATGACGACTACAACATGATCCCTGGCACTCAGCAGACGCTGGTGTTCAAGCAGACAACCTGGCACAAGCAGGATAGCGAGACATTCTATCGGACCGACAAGATAGTGCCGACTGGCGGCTTCGGGAAGTACGCCATTAACCTGCAGCGCACCGATAACTCTGGTGATGCGTCGATACTCAAACTTGAGGAAATCCACGCCGTAAACGTGCGAACAAACGTTGTCCATCCAACCGATACGCTGGTGCGCGTGAAGGTTAGGGCTACAGAGAACGCGCTGGGCAGCCGCGACCGCAAATACAACGCCCTGGTAACGCGGCACACCATCACGTACGATCTGGACACGCAGACGGTAGATTACACGCTGCGTCCGTCGCGTTCATTCGCTGATGCAGTGGCTCACACATGGCTGATTATGGGTGAGCAGCCCGTAAGCAGCATTGACCTGTATGGGTTGTATTCGATCGCCGAAAGCCTGCCTGATGAGCGCCTTGGTTACTTCGACTATACCTTTGATGATGAGAACGACTCTCTGGGAGACCGCGTGCAGGCGATCTGCAATGCGGCATCTGTGGTGGCGTACTGGGACGACGGTGTGCTCACGTTCACCAGGGACCAGAAAGTTGGCTACCCGGCGGCCGTATTCAACCGGGCCAACATGAAGACGGACGAGTACAAAATGACGTACGAGGCTACTCTTCCAGGCGGTTACGACGGCGTGCAGGTGTCCTACGTTCACCCGACCACGAACAACAAGACGTACATCAACTACCGTGTTCTGAACGGCGTTATCGTCGAGCAGGAAGCGGAGAACCCGAATAAGATCGAAATTGTCGGCTTCCGTAACGAGTATCAGGCGCGCGAACGCGCGCTGCGCGAAACGAAGCGCCTAATCTACTCCCGGGTGAAGATGAACGCAAAAGTGTTTGAGGACGGTATTATCCAGGTTGGCAGCGTCATTCAGATGCCTGATATCTACGACAGCAACCAGCAACAGGGTTACATCACCGGCCGCGCCGGGAATAACTTCGATACCAGCGAGCCGCTCACCTTTTCCGGGGATATGTACGTGCTGGTGACCGACAGCCTGGGTAATCCGACGCTGCGCTATCCGGCGACGGCCCGCGGTGACACGAAGTACGGCTTCACCGCGGCAATACCCGACATTCAGCTCAACATATGGAACGGAGACACTGTACAGCTCCCGTCGCGCTACCTCATTGCGACAGTGGAGGAACTGGACAGTCAGCTATGGACGGTCAACAGCATCAAACCGAACACAGATAACACGGTATCTCTGACCGTCGCGGAATACAGCGACGCAATCTACCAATAAGAACCGTCCCCGACCAACCAAACCCGGCCACCGTGCCGGGTTTTTTTATGGAATCAATATGGCTACGCAACCTACCAATTTGTCTGTCCCAAGCGAATCACCACGCGATCTGAAGTTTAACGCCGGAAAGATTGATGAGTTCGTGACCTCGGAAGACCATGTTTATGTTGACAGATTTGGCGATGAGCATCGTACAATTGCCGGTATTAATTACGATGCAAATCAGGCAATAGTGAAGTATGGCTATATCACGAAGGATTCTTTTGAAGCTGGCAGCACCATTAGCCTTGTTAACGAGTGCCTGCGCTGGGAGAGTAACGGGGAATACTACAGATGGGATGGTGAATTCCCCAAAGTAGTCCCCCCTGGTTCAACGCCAGACTCAACTGGCGGTGTAGGGCCGGGGGCGTGGGTTGGAGTCGGTGATGCTTCTCTACGATCAGACCTGAACAACGGATACCTAAACGACCAGTATTCTCGGGTATTTCAGACGGTTTCTGATATGAGATCAGGTAATCTAAAGGAAGGTGATCATGTCAGATGGCTTGGTTATTACTCCGTTGGTGATGGTGGTGGTAATTACGGTGTAGTACATAGCGGCTCAGCGACCGAGGATGGTGGTAGCATTTTCGTCATTTCTAACGGCCTGTACGTAGAAGCTGAAACTCCAAAGGAGGCTCGCCAATGGGGTATTAAATATGATGGGTTTAATGACGGGGTAACGCAATTTAATAACGCCCGTAACTATCTGTCCGCTAAAGACGAGGTTTTATATTTCTCAGGAGCTGGTGTCGTACTTTATTCAGGGGCAAGACCTGATCTGTCTGGAGTTAAAATCCATGCCGATGAGGGAGTGACCTTTAAAGTTGACGAAAATCCTAACACGAAAGATTTACGCTTATTAACTAATTTAAGAATTGAAAATCCTGTAAGCGGAACAACTTTAATTAAGCCAGCAAATACATTTATTGACTTGAAGGAGTTGTACAATGTTGCTCCTGGTTTAGTTAATATGTCGCTCAATGAGTCGGCTTCTATTGTGAATCTTACAACCTGGAATCAGACCATCTATAATGTTTCAACAGGAGACATTAGCGCATCAGGGACAGGAACCGTAACATCAAACACTGTGACGTGGTCATCTGATTTCGCAGCAAACCCGCAAGTTCTATATCCAACAGCGCCAGAGAATGGATCTCTTTATGAGATTAATGCGTTTACAAGTGGACAGGCTGAGTCATGCGGTGTTTTTATAAAAACATCAAGTGCCGTTGTTTTTGCTTCAATAACTGTAGCATCAGGGAAACTGTCTGTTAAAGGATTTAATTTCTCAGGTTCACAAACAATAAATGAAGAATACACATTGCCAAATGGTGGCGCATATGGCTGGATTAGTAATCAGCAGGTAAACCTAGGGTTCGTTGTAAACGATTCTGTTATGACATTTGTACTAAATGGATTGCCTGTGTACAGATTCAATGGGACTGTTGTTAATGCTGGTTTTATATTATCTCAGGCAGGTGATGCTGCAGGTGTAACATTCCTTGATTGTCTGAAAACAACAAATTTTAAACTAAGAGTTAAGCGGCCTCTAAGTATCGGTGTTATCGGCGACTCAATTAGTTATGGAGCTTGGTGTAGTAATGACATAGTTAGATTGTTACCATCATTTATTCAAAACTCAGATAATATTGGTAAAGTAAGTATCACCAACTATGCTGTCAGCGGAACCAGTTCAGCGTATTGGGCTACTGGAGACGGTTTGCCCACTGATTACTCGCCTCATAAAGTAGTTCTGTGCATGATCGGAACTAATGATCAGCAGGGTGGCGTGGCTGTAGCACAGTACACGACTAACCTGCAGACAATCGCTAATAAAATAGTTTCCGCTGGTGCAATTCCTGTGTTCGGCATTTTCCCCATATTTACTACCGAGGCAAATAGTGGCATTCACGGTGTTACCACTTCAAACTATGCTGCACATGCAAAGTATACTCATGCATTGAAAAAGTTTTGCATCCAGAATGGCTATGAATTTGCTGATATGCGCAGGAATTTTGGGGCTAATCTTGGTTGGTATGGGGATAACATTCACCCAACAGTTGATGGACAAATTAGTATCATGGCTGCGTGGGCTGAAGCACTGACACGTATGCTGAAAAACAAAAAAGGATACCTTCAATAAATAACTCGCCAGCTTCACTGGATGGAGTTGGCGAGTAGATAGTTCTTATTTGTATAGTTGTTTAAAAAATCTGGTTGCTTTAAATACTATAAATGTGTCAACCAAGTAAGCAAAAATGAACGACAGTATTGAAACTGTTAATATTTTAAATATTATATTTATAAAATAGATGTCAGTCACTGGCTTCAGTAAACCTGAAATAAAATAAAGTATAAATACGTGGCATAAATACATTGAGTATGAATGTCGTGATATTACCAGAGTTAAACTAGCTGGCCATTTAATGTTAGAATTATAAAACATAATAAATAGACCTGTAGCCATTAATATCATATTAATATCTTCGCCGTATGGCATTTTTTTAATGCCTAATACATTATAATTTAATACAGTTATTATGATGGTAAGAATATAACCAGACATGAACATAAGCATTGGTGTTTTAATTGGATTCGTCACTTTAATGCCATTCAATAAGCCACCAATTAGAAAATACAAAAACCAACCATTAACAATGTAAGGTAAGAATATAATGTTCGCCTTTGGGATATATCGCGTTATGTACAAGTGGAACATATTTAAGGAGATTAAAACAAATATTGCACTCATCCTTTTTTCTGAAGGTATAAGGTTTACTATGTACGCAATGAAAGGAGAAACAATAAATGCTCCGACTATCCAGTATACAAACCAGAAATGCAGAGACATGAACTTTGGACCATTGAAAGATGGACCAATCATGATCGCGTTAACAAAAGATTTTAGTTCATCAAAAGAAATGAAATTCTTCCATAATTCTAATGATGTGCCGAAATTATTATGAACCATGAAGTAGTGTATATAAGCATATATAATAAATGGGAAAACTATAGTTATCATCTTATTATAGTAGTATTTCTTAATGTCTTTAATGTTATCGTTAAGGGCAAAGTATCCACTTATAATAAAAAAGCATATAAATCCACCCCTTGATAACGACTGCAATATTAACGCAGTAATATTATTATTTCCACCAATACTGTATTCAGGAGCTGTGTGTATAGTAACTACCATTATGAAGCTAAAAATCCTTAGAGCCTCAATTCCTAAATTTCGCTGTTTTAACATTATTGTTAAGCCTTTCTAATTATATTGTTGGTGTATATATTTTGTTATTGCAATATAGAGATTTTATATTATTTTGTCCACTTATGAACACTCAAAGTTATCACCACATGAATGTCATCAAGAACATTCATAACCGACAATACGGTCTATGAGTTCAGTACATTTCCATACTTATAACTATATACACAAATAAAACAACAAGTTAATAGATGCCTGTCCAACAGTGCTTGATCTGTATCCATCATGAATGAATACTGTATATATGAACAGTATTTTGTGTGGAGGGCTTATGCCGCGTCGTTATGACATTGAGGCCGCATTTAGGTCTGCTGTAGTTGTTGAGCCCAGCGGTCGCAGGACACTACGAACAGTTGATTTTGTGCGGGAACTGAAAAAGGTGAACTGGGATTTCTCCTTGCGGGATGCAAATGCATGGATAGAGGCCAGCATAAGCACGTTCAAGGATATTTCCCCTACGGAAGGTGAGGAGCGTTTGTTCATGCTCTATAACCCTAACGGAGGGCTATGACATGGGATTTCCATCACCGGCTGCTGATTATCTTTCAAGGCGCTTAACAGTCGATATGTTTTGCGGGATATCAATGAATAGTCGAATCCTGGAAACGTCAGAGGGATACGCGGTTATCGACGTGTCACTGAATGCGCGACAGGGAGATACACTCGCCGTTCTTGCTGGTGGTGAAGTGCAGTTTGTAAAACTGGCAGGTAAAGCACTGATATCTGAAGATGGCGAGGCGATAGAGGGGAGCGCGCTGGAAGAGGTGGAAGTGATTGGTCGTGTAACGTACTTCATCAACCGGGCGTTGAGCGATGATAGCTACCCGACGATTTAATCCATGACTGGCTCGATCATCTCAGGTCCCTGATTTTTCACATTGCCAACGGCGCGTGTCACGGCGTGCCAGATAAATTTATCTGCCGGCACCGCCCCGTCGTCTGCTATCTCTCCGGCTTCCTTCCCGCCTATATCCTGTCGCATCCATTCTCGCGCAGCTTCAGGCGACAGGACGAGAGGGCGACGGTCGTGAATGTCTACCAGTCCCTTATCAGCTGCTGACGTCACAATCAGGAATCCCTCGGCATCATCTCCGCGTTCGAACGGTATGCTGCCGATCGCCGCCATGAATATCGGCTGTCCGTCGTCCCGGTGAATGAAATATGGCTGCTTCTTGTCGCCTTCCTTCTTCCACTCAAACCAACCATCCGCAAACACGATAGCCCGGCCATGCTGCCACAGGGGCTTGAACATTCTGCTGGTGGCCGCAGTCTCAACGCGCGCATTAATCAGCGGAGGTTTATCCCACCATTCGGGCGCATATCCCCAGAATACCGGATCCAGATGCAGTTGCTCGTCGCGCTCGCTCAGCAGCAGGACTTTGGTACCTGGCGCCACGTTGAATCGCCCGATTGGTTCAGGGTCATAGGGAATATCGCGATCGGATTCATCAGCCAGCAGAGCCAGATAGTCATCGCGGGTCATTGATTGTGAGAAACGTCCACACAT